AGCTAAATCACCATTGCGGCTGATGGTGCATTGAACACGGCGACCGAAATCGGCTTGACCGTTGAATGTTTGTTCAATGGATTCCATAGCAAAGTTAGTGTGGCGGCGGTAAGTTACCTTCCAAAAGGTAATTTGTGGATTGCCTGTAAGATAAACATCTTGGGCGCCATAAGCTACAAGTTGCATAAGTCCTCCTCCCATATTATAATATGCCTAAAGAAAATAAAATTTTTCAAATTAAATTAATTAATTATTTTTTTAAAATATTGTCTAATTCCAAATTTTCAGACAGAAAATGCTTTAAGTAATCATCTAAAAATATTTCTTTTTTACCTTCATGGTTTTTTTTAAAAATATAACATTCTTTATTTTTTGAAATATTCCACCCCTTTTCCAATGCATTATATAAAAAGGCCATTTTTTGTAACTTAATAACGTCTAAATTATAATTTGTATTTTCAATATTAATGTTCATTAATTTAATAAAAGAAAAATAAAATAGAATTAACACGAAATTAATATATAAAAAACTTCTAAAAATATATATATATATATATGCCAGCATTTAAACCAAAAGTAAATAAAAAAATAACTATCAATAAAAAATCTATGATTACACTAGATAATAAGCATAGTGAAATATTAGAAAAAATTAATAAAAAAGAAACAGAAGAATTACCAAGATTAATAAAAAAACAACAAGATTTAAAAAAAAAATTAAATTCAAAATCTATTACAATAGAAGCATCTCTAGAAATAAAAGATACTCTTAAAGAAATAAGTAAAAAAATAAAAAAAATAAAAAAAGAAAAAAATGAATATTTATTAAATAATTCTAAATATATATTTGAATATTTTGAAAGAAAAAAGGACATATCTGAAGGAGTAAGTAAAGTAACAGTATTAAATTCCTTTTTTAATAAAGAATCTAAAGAAAAAACAAAAGAAATGACACGTGATGTAGAAAAATATTTGGAAAATATAGATAAATCTGAATTTATGTGTATTAATAATTATATTACTGATATAGATGTATGTTCTAAATGTTCTGGAGAAATGATACCTATTGAATATGAGGGAATAAAAGTATGTAATAAATGTGGTTTACAAAACACATTTTTAGTAGAACACGAAAAACCATCTTACAAAGATCCTCCAACAGAAGTGTGTTTTTATGCCTATAAAAGAATTAATCATTTTCGTGAAATACTTTCACAATTTCAAGCAAAGGAAACTACACAAATACCAGATAAGGTAATAGAAGATATAAAAAATCAAATAAAAAAGGAGAGAATAGGACTAGATGAATTAACCACAAATAAATCTAAAGATATATTAAAAAAACTAGGATATAATAAATATTATGAACATATACCCTTTATAAAGGATAAATTGGGTATTAAACCACCGGTAATGAATCCTGAATTAGAAGATAAATTGTGTAATCTTTTCATGGAAATTGAAAAACATTATTCTAAATATTGTCCAAGTGATAGGGTGAATTTTTTAAATTATTATTATGTTTTATTCAAATTATGTGAATTATTAAACGAAAGACATTTTTTACCTTGTTTTCCAATGTTAAAAGACCCTATAAAAAGAATAGAACAAGATATTATATGGAAGGAAATATGCAAGGAATTGAATTGGAAATTTATACCAACTGAATAGTTAAAATTTCTCTCTATGAAATATTTTACAGGGAGAAATTAATAAAAAACAGGTGAATTATGAAAGTGCGTTATGAAAGCGCGTCCAACTGGTCTGGGGGAATTACAGTAACATTTAAACTCTTGGGAAACCAACAAGGTTACTACCAATACCAAAACCAGCACCAGTTCTAGCGGCAACAGCCATGCTTGGCAAGTAAGCATCCATAATGCAGAATGTAGCTGCGGCAGTTAAAGCAATAAGAAGAACTTCATCAACATTTAATGCACGTTTAGGTATGGCATATGCGGCAATAGCAACCATAAGACCCTCTACGAGATATTTTACAGCACGTTTAAATAATTCTTCAACGTCAACGACAGAATTAACACGGTCTAAAAGATTTGACATTATAATAAATAATTAGAAAAAAATATAAATTAAAATAATAAATTAAAATAATAAATTAAAATAATAAATTAAAATAATAAATTAAAATAATAAATTAAAATAATAAATTAAAATAATAAATTATAAGTAAAAAATTATAAGTAATTAAATAAAAACTTAAATAGAAATACAAATAAATACATATATGTCTAAAGGATTTGAAAAAAAAACGAATAATGATGGTTCTACCAATACAAAATATGTAGATCTATTAGATGAGGATAAACCTCTATCTGGACAAAAATTTGTATGTATTTCATTTGTAAGTCCAGAAAACATTATAAAACAAAAAAATGCGTTTTATTTTGAAAATTTCCTAAAGCATTTTGATTTTGAAAAATCTTCTAAAAAGTTCTTACAATTTTTAAATTTTGTATCCTATAAATATAGTTTGAAATTTGAAGATATTGTAAAAGAATATGAAGAATTTGTTAGAGAAGAAAAAACAAAATTATTAGATAGTACTATCGAAGATGAATATAAAAACTTTATAGACGCATATGAAGAACAATTAAATGAAGAATTTAACAGAGTATATAATTTTCAAACTTCTACTCGTGGATTAAAAGTCAGAGGAGCATTTGCAACACAAGAAGAAGCCGAATTACGGTGTAAAATGTTGAGAGAAGTAGATCCAAATCACAATGTATATGTTGGTCCAGTAGGAACTTGGATGCCATGGGAACCAGAAGCATATAAAACAGGTCGTGTAGAATATTTGGAAGAAGAATTAAATCAAATTATGCACGAAAAAGAAAGAAATGAAAAACAAGCAAAACAAGAATTTGAATCTAGAGTAAAAGAAACAAAACAAAAAGCAATTGAAGAAAACATCAAAAATGCAGAAAAGAGTGGTAATAAATTAACACAAACATTAAACGAACAGGGTGAATTGATTGGAGTTGCTGGTGTCAATACAGTTGAACGTGATTTAACTAGTGGTAATAATGTATCTTCTGCTGATATCCGTAATGAATTATTTGAAAACCAAAATGTTGTTTTGCGTGGAAATAAGAATAGAACACATAAAAAATAAAACCCAGAAAATAGATATCAGAAAATAGATATCAGAAAAAATTGAAATGTTATAAAATGTTATTATATTTTATAACAACAATGACTGAAATGGGGAAAAAACCATCCAGATGCAACTTAGAAGAATGTAATAAAAAACTAAAGTTTAGTGATATGATGTGCCGTTGTGAAAAAAGATTTTGTTCATTACATCGTCTTCCCGAACAACACATTTGTAGTATTGATTATAAGTTTATAAATCCAGTTAAACTGGAAAAATGTGTTAGAGAAAAAATTATTAAAATTTGATTTACTATGTAGTTAAATAAATAAAAATTTAAATAAAAGTATATAAATTTTTATTATTGACTTTTTACCACTTACTTTTTTTTACATTTATTTTAGGACCAGCACGATTACTCCTTATAGAAGCAGGATCATATGTTTCTTCCTCATCCTCTGAATCTAGGTCTTTTGATAAATCCCAATATTCTTTTGAACCTAATTTAAAATTGTTATGAGAATTTGCTTTATACCAAAAAATTTGATCTTCTAATTTATTGGATTTTGTATTATTAGAAATAACTAAACATTCATAATTTTCTGTACATTGATCCATAATTTGACAAAATGATTCAAATGTTGGAAACATACCAGCATAATTTTCATAAATTCGTTTTCTATTTGTAATATAGGGTTCTCTTAAAATAAAAGTATAATCGATATTTGTTCTTAAATTGGGAGGAACACCCAATGGATATTGCATCGTAATTATTAACATAATTTTCCAATGTCTACCATTCATAAAAATAAGTCTCATAACCTTCTCTCTAGACCAAGTATTATCATATAAACAATCATCCATAATTACAAATGCTCGGGGATCAATATTTGATTTTCTTTTATATGCTTGTTGTTCTTTTTTTATTTGTTTTAAAACTATTTTTTGTCGTTTTAAAATATTTTCAATAATAGCACTATTATATTCGTCGTGAATAAATAATTTAGGAACGATTTCACCATAAAATCCATTACCCGCTTCTGTTCCAGAAATTACTGTTCCAACAGGAATATCCTGATGATAATATAATAAATCTTTTACTAAAAAACTTTTACCAGTATCACGTCTACCAATTAAAACAATTACAGGACCAGTATTTTCATTTGCAGGAAAACGTATTTGTTTCATATTAAATTTTTTTAATTCTAAGTTCATACAGATATATTTGATAAAAAAACAATATAAATTACGAATTAAAATAAATATGAAATTAAGTTAAAAACAAAATAAATTTTTATTTAGAATAAACATTAAATGTTTTCCTTATATTATAACAAACAGAAGAACGATATCCTTTTTGGAAAGTCAATAGATATAGTAAATATTGAAGATGTTCAAAATTATATTCCATTATATAATAAATATTTTTCTTTAACATCTGAAAATTACAACTCTATAAATTTGAATCATAAATATTCTATACAAGATATTTTAGAAAAAAAGAGTGAAAATATTTATTCTATAAAACTAACAAATAATGTTTTAAGTGATTCTTTTTTTAAATTTTCTCCATTATTAGATCCATCCAAATATATGATAGGTAAGTATAAAGATAAAAATATATGTATTTTGCCTAAAAAATCAAATGAAAATGAAAATGAAAATGAAAATGAAAATGAAAATGAAAATGTAATAGATAAATTATTAGATGAAAATAATTCATCTTATGTAGATGGATTTTTTTACTATCTATCTAGTCAATTATTTCATAATCATAATGTTTCTCATGGTGTTGATTATTATGGTTCGTTTTTATGTATTAAGAATGATTTTAAAGTAAATGTTGCAGATGATATAGAATATTTATATGATTCAGAATTTTTCCATAAAAATAAAAACACATTATTTGAAGTAAATTATGATAATGAAGAATTATTAAAATATGATACACGAAATTATAAACATAAAATTTCTTTTAATAAAACTTTAAATGATGATGTTCTTTCTGTAAAATCGTTAGATGATTTTAATAATATTTTTAATAAAGATAACGGTGAAGAAGGTAACAAAGAAGAACCCTTAATTAACAATGTAAATATAACAAATAAAAATGTATCCTATTCTTTGGTATATGACTATTTAAATGAAAAAAATGAAAAAAATGAAAAAAATGAAAAAAATAATTATTCGTCTTCATCTGATTCTACCTGTTCTTCAAATTCTTCAAATACAAATTCAGATAAAAATAGTAATATAGGGTCGAAATCTAGTGAAAT